GCTTATCCACATCAAACGGTCCATCATTTCGCGAGTATTCGGAACCCAACCCGAAGCCTGTTCACCCGCCTGGAACTGAATGTCCGTGAAGTAAACGGGCTTTCTATCGATTCCATTCGTGGAAGATACCGCGTCTTTTGTTTCAATCTCGAATTTCACGTCTTCGACTTTCTTTTCCGGGTCCGTTGCAAACGACCCACGAAAACGACGCCAATCTGCATATGTCGGTATCGTCATGCGTTATCAAACGACCAACGAATTTCGGAAACATGCCCGACCCAAGACGTTGCAACCGTTCCGCCTTGAAGCATAATATCCGAAATATAAATCGCCGGTATAGTAGTATTTGAAGAATCTGGATTTTGACCCACATCGTTTGTTTCAATAACGACGTCCATGTGTGAAACTTTTCGTGAATAATCAAGATTGATTCGTTTTGAAATCGTGTTGAAATCACTTTGATGTATCGCCATAATTTTATCCCCCTTGTGATGTGACGTCCGGAATTGCAAGATAATGAATTTCGGGTTCGACTTCCCCTTCGTAATATACAAGCACTTTTATTCCGATGAACGCGTCTTCGGAACTTCCACGGGTCAATGCGCCTTCCGTTGCTACCGACGCCGATACCGTGTAATTTGTACGATGTGAAACACCTTCAACCGTTTGTGTCAACTTCGCATTTTTGTCATATCCTGGTGTTACTTTATAAGACCAATTTCCCGAAAATCCACCGTTATACAATTCGAATTCGGAACCGTTCGGCTCATGAACCCATGACGTCATTCCGTCGTCTGCCCGTGAATTCAACAATTGATTGAATACGGTCATTTGATAAACGTCGGAACTCGAAACTAAGTCCGAACCGATTAAGTCTTGAACCTGGTCGTCGACCGCACGGGATTGAATATCCGCCAATGTCTTCGTAGGTTGTGAGATTTCAACATCGGTATTTTCTGGAAGTCGAATATTTTGAGAACGACGAACAATCCTATTCGCAATTGCTACTTCGAACATTTCAACATCTTCAACTATAACCGTATCCCCTAATTCAAACGTTTCATGTTTGTGTTTTGTCAATGCCGAAAGGTCCACAACTTTCGTCGCATACGCAATATTCGGTTTTGCCATTTCATCAAGCATGGCTTTCGCGTCGTCATGTAAGTTTTGCGGAACCGTATATCGTTCGTCTTTCCAACGAAACGGGATAATTTTACGGCGTAATCCTAATTTGTCGACCCACTCGCGATTCTCGATATAATTCGAACCACCGTTCACCGTTCGGATATCAAGTTCCCCTTTTCCCGTTGGATAGATTCGTGTAATTAAATCGTAAGAATCAATTCGACGTTCAATCGTTTTTATATTTTTTTCATAAGTGAATCGAATTCCCGTATCTTTTCCGATTTGATTCAACAAGTGGATTACTTTGTTTTCAGTATCGAATAATACTTCACCACCCCACGTGTTTTGTACTTCACGAATAAGTGTAAGCACATCGGACCAATCGCTTCGTAAGGTCCTTCTTTTCGTAATCTCGACGTTCCCTATTGTCCAATCAAACAACGGGTCATTCGGTTCGGAAAATATGTTTGACGTAATAAGCTTCAATGCGGTTTCTGCGGTAGCTTCAACCACTTCGATTCCATCAACATACCAATCACGTAATTCGGTCCATCGTGCTTCCGTGATGAATTCGGAATACATACTTCCGTCTTCGTCGCGCTTGTCCAATATCTCTTTTACAACGAAGAATCGACGTGCAATCGACGCGACCATTTCCACCGGTTCCCCACCGATTTCTTTTCGCTTCTTGTCCTTATATGGAACTTTGAACGTCAACTTTTCTTCGCCATTGATCGCTTCATTCAAAATCAAGTCGTATGCGTTGACTACTTCGCCCAATGAATCCAACCCACCTTCCAGGTCATTATATAAATACAACGCGTCATTCGAACGAATAAGGCTATCCGGAAGGTCGATTTTGATTCTGTCTTCCATGATTCGAACTTCTTCGAGAATCGGCGTTAATGTTCCACCACCTAAGAAATCGACACGATATTGGTTGTAACGTTGATTCATCGAAGCAATTGACCCATCTTCATTCAACAAGACCCAATCGGTCCATGTTACATTGTCCGAGCTTGTGCGTGAATAGAAATCAAGCGATGTCCCTTCCGGTATTTGTCCGACCGCTTCCAGGTAACCGAAATCAACAAACTTTCCGGGTCCGCCTAAATCAATGACTTTCGAAATCCAAGAAACCGGCGTTGTTGGGTGTAAACCGTCAAGACCCTTTCCGAGCTGTAACGCACCATCTACGGATTCCGAATCAAGTATCGTCCCGTTCATCACTTTATCGTAATATTCCGGGATATCTTCTTGTCGGAATGCTGAATCGTTTACGCCGACAATAACTTCATCAATATTTCCATTAAACGGATACGCCGAATTCATGTTCCCGACTGAAAACGATTGTTCAAATGCGTTCATTTCAAACGTAAGATTTCCGAACACTACACGTTCGCCATCAATGAATCCTTGAATATCATAGTCACCATATAACTTGTCCCAAACAACCGCCACATGATACCAACGGTTAGGTTCGAACGTGAATCCGGATTGTCCCGAATCTGTCGAATAAATACTTACGCTTCCACCGGTTCCGTATGCCCTTAAATTCAATTGACCATTATAGTTCGCAATATGCAATCCGTAATCGGACCACCCTTCACCACGGTTTGTTGCGAGAATTTTCCAACCGGATACCGAATCCATCTTGACCCACATCGAAACTGAATACACATCGGGTTTCGGGAAATTGAAGTTTTGCCATACGAGTGATTCGCTATTTAAACGCATTCCTTGACCGATTACCCCTTCGCCTGGTGTTGGTGTCCCCGCTTTCCATTCGATACGGTCCGCACTTGAACCCGGTGCATATGCGATATCATTCGGTAGGTTTACCCCGTCGAAATACATATATGGTTCGATCGTTTTTCCGCCTATTAATAAGGGCGAATCGAAATCCGCACCCGTCGTGAATAATGCTTTTTGAATTGCCATCTTTTCGCCCCCTTTCTATTGATTCGGCTTTAACCGGATATAAGTATTAAGTGGACTAAGGCATATAACGACAATTGTCGAAGCGGTGAATAGAACGTAATATTCCAAAATTGTTTCATGTGAAACATGTTTACTTTCATATCTTGTTACACAAAAAAAGACGCAACCCCGAAAGGTTACGCCTTGATTTTTATATCCATGTATTTCGAAATTCTATCTTCGTTGATGTAATCGCACCCGAATTCACTAAGAAATTCGACCCTTCCGGAAGTGAAATATACGCCCCCTTCACGTAGTTATAAGCACGACCACCGTCAAGCGTTGTCGTTTTCTCGTTACAATCAATCACGTAAGTTCCCGCCGGTGAATCTGCGGTGAATTCCATCGTTTCAATGACGGAATCGGGACGTGTATTCGTAATTGAACCAACACCCCCGCCATGCGTAATCGTCAACAATGGACGTGAAAAATGCGTCCCAGGGTGTACGATTGTCATATCATTCATGAACGTACCCGAACGACCTTCCACCGCATATGTGAACGGGTCTGGACATACGAATTGAAGTGTGAATGTTCCCATTGCGCCCAATTGTGCAAGCGGAATTTGATTCGCAATCTTCGCGTAATATTGTATGCCTGGTTCATCGTCAAATATAAGAACCTTCGAACCAAAGCGCGGACTTAAATTTCCCACAAGTGCGCGGGCCTTTTGTCGTAAGTCCGAAGATGAATCCGCAAGAAGCGTCACTTCGAGTTCGATTTCACGTGGACCATACGAAACCCCGTAATCCCACGCACCATCAACGCCCCCAATTTCTTGAAGACGGTTAGTGGTAGGCGGTGAAAGTGGTACGGTTTTTTTGTTTAGAATTAATCCGAAGACGTCCGAATGAACGCCCCCGAATCGAAATCCGTTTGCCATATTATTTCCCCCCATTTGAACGGTCATGCGAACGTTGTAAATTGAATAGCTCTTTCGAAACTTGACGAACATCGGAATCGTCACGAACATTCATATTTTCAACATGCACAATCGGCGCATTGTAGTTTGTTCCACCATCACCACTTTGAACGGGCATTGTGTCCGGATAGACATTTCCAAAGTCCCCCGCAAGTCCCGCAAGTTTCGGCGTAGCAACTTCGAATCCTAAGTTTCCAACAACGTTTTTCAACGCGGAAGCACCGTCAACGATCGAATCTACGATACCGACCGCATTCGCTGTCAATTCGGGATTGAACGAATCAACCATGTTTTTCGAAATGTCCGCCAACGTATCAATAGGCAAGTCTTTCATTTTCTGCATACCGACGTCTAATCCACGAACTAACATGACCCCGATTTCATCACGAAATACACGTGAAGGTGAATGAATACCGAAGAAATCTTTGATTCCACCCATTACGGATTCCCCGAAACCATCAAGTTTCCCCGTAATCCAACCGGTCATATTCGAAATACCATTCCATAATCCGCGAATGATATCCTTCCCGATATCTACAAGGCTGATTTCACCTATTTTATCGAGAATAGCCGAACCAACATCATCAATGGCCGAACCAACCGAACCAAGCATTGAAAGAACACCTTTAATCAACGCCCATATTAATTTGACACCGGCCGATAATATTTCGGGTGCGTTCTGAATAAGGATTTTCGCCAATTGCCAAATAAGTTTCAATCCCGTCGCGATCAATTGCGGTAGAATCTTAATAATCCCGTCAATCAATGCGTTCAAAATACGAATACCGGCTTCGATAATGGAAGGTAGCGCCGTGATAAGTGCGCCGAATATTGTCGTAATCAATACTAGTGCCGTGCTTATCAACGACGGTAGTATTTTTATGATTCCGTCAATTAATGCGAATAAAATTTTCACACCCGCGTCTATAATTTTCGGTAAATTATCAATAAGCGTGGCGACTAATGCAATCACGATTCCGAGTATTGCGCCTAATAAAAACGGAAGTGTGTCGATAATTCCGTCAATAACCGCCATCAATATTTCGATTCCTGTTTCAACAATAACCGGAAGTAATGTGATGAATGTTTCAACTAGTGCGTCCACTACGGAAATGATTGCTTCGATTAATCCCGGTAGGGCTTGCACCAATCCTTCGATTAAAGTCAATAGCAATGCGACACCTGTTTCGATAAATGCCGGAAGCAAAATCGCGAATTGTTCAATCATTTGAACGATGATATCCGTTATTTTTGTTACTAATTCGGGAACCGTGATTCCCATTCCGTCCGCAACGGCCTTCAATAAGTTAGAACCTACGACAAGTAGACGCGGTATTCCACCCAAGAATAATCCGATCAATACGGGGAACAATGCGGTTACCGCTTCAAGTAACGGTGTGAAATCGCCGGAAGTAATGACCGACTTAATTCCGTTATATAATGCGACAAACTTATCGACTAACCCTTGAACGTATCCGGCCACGATTGGGAATATTGATGAACCTTTGAATGATTCCCACAACGCTAGAACGTTATCTTTCAAACGAACTATATACGCCGATACGGATTCCGAAGTGATTCCAAATTCCGCAAGTTTCGCGGTCACAAGGTCCCAATTCTTCCACAACAACAACGCACCGGCTACGAGTAAACCGATAACCCCGAACGCCAACATCATGTTTGTAGATAGGCCCATCAATGCAAGACCCGCGTTCCAATACTTCGCAATAAGTCCCGTGAATGCTGTCATCTGCAACCCAATCGCTTTAAGAACAAGTGGTACGGTTATCGAAGCATATCCGACCATAATCGGAACTAAGAATCCGAGAATAGTGCCACCCAATACCATGAACATTTCTTTATTTTCTTCGACGAATTCCGTTAAATCCTTAATCGTTTCTATTGTTGAAAGGACCGCATTTCCTACGCCTTCAAATACCTTTTCTGCGGTTGCGAGAATTTCCGGTAAGTTATCGAGTAAAAGGTCCACAAATTTGTCCAACGTAGGCAACATGTTTTCCCCGATTTCTTTTGTCCACAAAATGAATTGATTTTTGATTTTCGTAATCTTTGCACCGATATTATCCGCCAATGCTTGACCGGTTCTTGCTGTTGCGCCTTCAACGTTTTCAAGCGAATCTTCCGCGTTACCCATCGCCATTACTACGTTACCGCCTAAATCTTCCCACATAGAACCGAAGTATCCGACACCAAGTGTGTTTCGTTCGATTGGGTCTTCAATTTCTGAAAGCTTTCCGGTGATGATTTTCAATGCTTCCGCACCTGTTGTCGAACCATCGGATATTCCCGCGAAGAATTCGTTCGACGCGTCCGTTGTACCGAATAATTGATCGGCCAATCCGTTTGCTTGCGTTGAACCATCGGTCAATCGAACGTTGAATTCCTTCAATGCGTCCCCGATTTTGTCGAAGTTGAACGCCCCTTCGTCCATACCCGTTTTCAGTATGTCCCCGAAATCTTCCATCGAGTATCCCGCTTCACCTAAAATCGGCGCGTACTCATTGAACGTATCCAATAGGTCGTCGGACTTATCCCCGGCTTGTTGTGCGAGCGATGTGAAGATGTCGAACGTTTCTTCCGACGTTCCGCCCCATGCTTTTTGTGCCGAATCAACCGCACGAATGGATTCCGCTACGTCCCAACCGAATACTTTTGATAACATCAACGATTGGTCGGCGGTCTTTTCTGCTTCACTTCCCGTTTGTCCAAGTACCTGTTTCACTAGTGATAACGTATCGTAGATTTGTCCAAAATCCCCACGACCGTTCGCGAATAAGGTATCGGCTGATTCTTTGAATTTTTCCATTTCTTCGGTAGTTGCGCCGGTTGACGCTTGCATTTTAGCCATGTTCGCTTCTTGTTCAATCGCCATTTTACCGCCGGCCGTTGCTACCCCCGCCATTGCTGTTGCTATTGTCGCAATTGCGGTGACCGAAGCTTTCGCTATCTTCGCCGTTGCGGAACTGAATCCGGCAAGTTCTTTCTTTGAAGTATCAATATTCTTTTTATAATCCGAAATGTCTAACCGTAGTTTTGCGACTATTTCACCCGCTTTCGCCAATTGCTTCACCCCCTAAAATTGTTTACAAAAAAAGAAGGACCTTACCCCTTCCGACGCTTTTCGGCGTTTGCCTTCATTCGGCGGGCAAGTTCCTTCAATTTACGTTCGTCTTCTTTTGTCATTCGGTCTTTTGCAAGATAATCTTTTCCGTTCAATTCTTGCAATTTCTTTTCGAATGACTTGACCAATTTGTTCGGGTCCTTCGCCCTTGTATTATTCGCGATTGCAGTTTCAGTCAAACGTTCCGAAATTTGATTCTTACGTATCCGTGTCGCATAAAGGTCTAATTCGTCGAAATAAACTTCATCGAGTATTTGACGTTTTGACCAACCGTATTCGGTCGCTAGTAGATGAATGATATCAACCAACCATTCGTCTTCCATCGACCCACCACCGCCCGAATTTACGCCGTCGGACGGTTGAATAGGTTTTTTACTTGCTTCACTACACCTTGTAAGTTATTCACTTCGAAAATTGCTACGAATAAAGCAATCCCGCCATCAAGTCCGATACTAGAATCGTTTTCAATACGATCTTTTTCGATACCCGAACCAATCGCAATAATTTCAAGAACCGAACCCCATGAACTACCAATCAATCCGATAATCGCTTGAATAGATTCTTCTTCGTTTTCGGTATCGATTGATTGCATTTCTTTCAACGCGCCCGTAGGTAAGTTTTTAAGTGCAAGAAGTAGTTGTGCATAACGCCCTAATGCTAGTTTTTCCACCACATGTTTTTCGTTACCCAATGTTACTTCCACGCTTGTTCCGATTGTTTTTTCAATACTCATTTCGAATTCCCCCTTATTGTTTTGTAGTTTTACGAAACCCCGTTCCTTCCGTATGGTAAACGCACACGGTCGTTTTTATTCTTATATGGCTACTACCGTTGTGTCGCCAATAACGGCAAGCAATCCGCCTTCTTCTTGTGATTCATCAATCAACGCCGTGAACTCAACTTCATAAACAGTTTGTTCATCTTTCGTATAGTTCAATGAAACTTCGGAAGTGATAACCGCTTTATGCAATGTGATATCAAAAGACATATCAGTATCCGGCAACCATGAAGGGTGCAATACCAATTTTTGTGCTGTCGCTGATAACTTCTTGCCCGCAATCGAACCGAATGTAAGTTTACGTTTTCCTTCCACCGCGTCTTCAACGACTGTTCCCGTAGGAATTGCCATCTTCAATTTGTCAAGCGTAATTTCTGCCAATGGTACGGTTACGCGAACAACTTCGCCCGTCAATGCTTTATCTACCGGTGTATTTCCGTATAGGTCGACAATGATGTCGGTGTATTCTGGTTCATATCCGAATTCACAACCACCATTTGTGTGTCCCAAAGCTTCGTCACCGTATGTTAATTTTTGTACGCCTAATTGAACGTTTGCAATGTCCCCCATTTCCTAACCCCCTTATTTGTCCGCTTTTGCGGTTTGTTTGTTTTCTTCAACTACGCCACGATCAATCAATTCTTCGCCACGTGCTTTCGAAACTTCGATGATGTCGCCAATTTTGACAACCTTCTTTTTGTTTACGAACTTTTCGCCCCGTTTAATTTCAACGAATTTCACTTTCATATGAATAGCACCCCCGGATTTGTTCGATTATTAATTAGACTATTCGACTATTCGACAAGACACATTCACCGAAAAGATAATTCTTTCGTTTTTATCTTCACCCAATCCGATTGGTTCCGATTGGTCGCACATTGATACGAACACTTTTGTGTCCCCAATCATGTAATGCGTCTTTCCGTGGAACATCGCCCACACTTCATTCGCAATTCTTTCGGCTTCTTGTGCGTCTTTATGACGAATAACAATTTGAATACCCGAAGATTTGAACCCCGGAATATATAAATGTGGGTCACCACCGCCTTCAAGTCGAATGAATCCGCAATTGTCTTCGGCATTACGCGGGAATTTATTCGCATAGAAATCGAAGGATACGAAATCCTTCACGTGAATTACTACGTCTTTAATTTTCATTATCCTTCCACCGCCTTTTTCATTTGTTCCGCATAGAAATCAAGAAACGCTTGTCTTTCGCCTTCTAACGGTCGTGATAAATACTTCCGACCAACGTCATAATGTTTTCCGGACCAACCCGTTGTCCCTGGTGCTGATTCGGATTCTTCGCCAAGTTCGTATGCACCTTCGTGAATCCACAACGCATAATTGAACGTTCCTTCATAAATCGAAAAGGCCACGCGACCTTCAAAATTGCCGGTGAACCCATTTTTCTTCACGGAACGCGTACTATTCATTCGAAGAATACCCTTATTGATCGGTGCGGATTCCGTAGCAACTCGCGTCAATTCGTCCGTCATGTCGTTCATTGCGAGTTCGGAAGCCTTATCAACCGCTTCGTCCGAAAGGTCCAACGTTTTTATTAATTTTGTTACGTCCATTTCGATATTAAAATGTTTCCTTTTCGCCATTACAACACCACCTTCGTGTACCCGACGGAACCGTCCAAGTCCCGCATGAATTTCACCTTAATTGGTAACAACGAAACAAGTTCATTATTCGGTTCTAAGAACTCGATACGGTCATCGGTCCCAATGTCTATAAATCCGACAAATAGAACGGTGTAATTATATGTTCGTTCGTCACCGTTCGCGTCTTTCATAATCCCCATTTCTGAACGTAAATTCCCGAATATGGATACCGGTTCAACTTCGATTGGGTTTCCCCATATATCCAATACTTCCCCGGCCTTACTTACGATTATTTCGTGATTAGTCGGAATCATAATTGACCACTTCCCGGAACGTGTTCATCACTCGAAACGATGTACCCTTGTCGTAGACTAAGTGATTGACCTACACGACGCCCCAACATCGAAATAACTTCGGGCGAAATAGAACGGTCAACTTGTGATAAGGTCACGGAAATTCCGTCAATTGAATAAGAAACAACGCCTTGTGTGGCCTGTTTTCGAGCTTCCGAAATCTTCATAATCCATATCGATTGTTCAAATACCGCTTCTTCCGAAATAATCCGACGTGGGAAATGCCTTTCGAGAATACGCGAAGCATTATTCAACGCACGATTTCGGGTGGATTCGTCCGCACTTTTCCACGCTTCATTGTTCAATACGAATTCGTCGAAATAGGCGTCCGCATTTATTACATCAATCGCCATATTCGTTCACCCCCGTGATTATTTTCCTTTTGGTTTCGCCGGTGCTTTCGCTTTTGCCGGTGCTTTCGATTCTTTTACTTCCGTTTCCTTTACGATTTTATATCCCAATACGCTTGCGATTCGTTTTGCTTTCGCTTCGTCGCCTTCTTTCACTTCCGCGATACCCTTTACGAAGTTGAACCCGTTTTGATTACCACTAAATTTCTTGTTTTTTACTTCAATTTTCATCAATAGAACCCCCATGATTTTATATTAATAAGCATAAAAAAAGGACAGGGCGTTTGCCCCGCCCGTAATACTATGCGCGAATAATTCCTTGTAAACGTGCGCCCGAAGCCGGGTGGAAATCTGCAAGTCCTACGTAGAATTCGATACGTGTACGGTAAGCCGGTTTAGTTTCTAATTCACCTAAATCTTCGACCATGATTCCGCCATTTGTTAATCCCGAAACAAACTCTTGTGCGCCAAATTTAACGGCGTAGATTGAAGTTGCAACGGTTGATGTTCCGTGTGTTTCGTCGAATCCCAAAACGGCGTCTTCAACTGTACGGATTGGAACGTCACCAAATAATTCGATGTGGCGTCCGAAAGCGTCTACCCCAACATTGATGAAATTATGTCCGGCGCTATCACTTGTTGCCAATGCTGACAATTCGCGTTTCATCGCTTTTGACATGAATAATACGTCTGCCCCACCTTCAACCATATCAAGCAATTCACGAAGTTGAATAAGTGTAATTGCACCACCATTCACGCCCGCTTCGATTGTTTGTTTTTCGGCTAAACGCACGTTTAAACCATTGAATGATAATGGATTTGTTGTCGCATTACCTTTGAAGAAATCTTTCGTGAATTGGTTCGCCAAACGTTTCACTTTCATGTTCGTTTGAATAGCGCGTTGATCGTTTACATCACCCAAAGTTTTCACGATGAATTTGTCAACGTCTACGTCCCCACCTAACATCACAAGTGATTCTTGTTTTTGTGAAACCGTTCCGTGTGATTCTGTGTACGCACCGTTAATATCACGATAATCAACGTCTGGAAGTGCTTCTTCCTGGTTGTACTGATAAGAGTTACCCGCAATCGTCATGAATGGAAGTAATTCCATAACCGCCGATGTACGTGCGAATGTTTCGATAACCCCACGTTGTAAAACGTCGGTTGATAATAGGCGCGCTTCTGTTAATGTAATAGCCATTTTAAATTCCCCCTTTCTATTTTTTTATTTACGGAATTAATCCGAATAATTTATTTTGATGAATAGCCCGAAGCCATTAATTGTGTCGGACTTAATAAATCCAAGTCGACCACTTGCGTACCATTACCGTTGGTTTTCGTTCCCAACGCTTCTTTTTCGGTGCTTGTGCTTCCGAATAACCCTTTCGATTCTGCCGAATTCACCCACGCCAATTTTTGTTCGGCTGTCATGCTTTCCGGAATTAAATCGTGGAAACTTTTATCGATAGATTCAAGTTTTGTTTCAAGTAATCCGTTGATAACACCTTCTAATGCTTCGATACGTCCCACTTTTGCAACGCTGTCCGTGGATAACGATTCGAGTTGTCCTTTTGCTTCGGTATATAATGATTCGAATTCGCCTTTTGCTTCCGCGTCGATAAGTGCTTGCTTGTCCGCTTCAATTTGTGCTTTTGATTGTGTGTCTTTAAGCGCGTCTAATTCTTCTTTGATGGATTTGTAATTACCATTCACTTCGTCGAATCGACTTTTCGGAATCATAATTCCATCTTTTTCTGTATCTTTTTCTTTTCCGCCTTCTAAGTCATCGCCGTTTCCGCCTTCGCTTCCACCTTGACCGCCGTCCCCACCATTTGAACCGGTATCGGCTTCATGATAAACACCAAACTTATTATTCAAAAACATACTCATAATCTTATCCCCCTTCGCATTCGAATTTGTTACGCGGTCACGTCCCGCGATGTGCTATTTTTATAAGGAACGGGACTTCGTAAAACTACAAAATAAAGTGCTTACGAAATCCGATTCATAATACAATTAGACTGATAGTGTGTTCGACAACAAGAATTGAAAATTAGTTTTATTTTTATTCTTTCATGGCCGTTTTAAGTAGCTTGTCCGCGTTCTTTTGACCTTCTTCGAACTTCATACGGACCGAAGCCGGAAGCAACGACACGTCACGAATAGGCGTTACACGGTGTTTACAATTCGGGTGGAAGATTAGATTCGAACGCTTTAATTCGTCATAGGTTGCGAACCCCGGCGTTGTCCCATTCATCGAAATCACTTGACCTTCATAATGTCGACATGAATCCGTCGCACCATGTGATGAAATAATTCCTAAGTCGACGTTTCTTTCGAGTGCTTCAACCCTTACGCCTTCCGTGTGCGCCTGGTGCATTTTCGTCCGTGTAACCATTTCCGCATACCGGTCAAGTTTCCATTTCCGGCCGACCTTATCAACGATCGCGATATTCCCTTCTTCATTGAATCGTTTTCGAATAGCCTTCTTCGTGAAATTGCGTCCTTGTCCCATTGCCGATGATGTTTTCAATTGTTCGGATACAATAGAACGAACCATCTTCACGGATTCACGTTTCATTTTGTTATTCGCATAAAGTAAATCTTCGAACGTATCCGCAACCATCGCGTCAATTGATGATGTCGAAAGTTCGGACATCGAAGCCATTGCGATTGCTTCTTCCATCGTCTTCGCTTCCCCGATTGAAAGAACCGTGTCCGCCTGTCCTTCGACGAAAGCTTTTTCGATTTCGGCTTTCACAAATACTTCCGATTCCGCGTCAACTTCGGCAAGCTTAATCGACAATTGATTCAACACCGAATTCATTTGTGCTTTCGAAATAGTTTTATCCGCAACCCCTTGCGTTGCCATCGTTTCCAGGATTGAAAGAACTTCCGTGATTGCGTTTCGATATATTCTTACCGTTGTATTCACGTCTTTTTCGTAGTTCGGCGCCGGTAAGTCCCATCGTGCTTTTGCCATATAGTTTCACCCCATATAAAAAAAGACGGGACTATTCGCCCACGCCTTCGGTTTCTTTTGTATCTTCGACTGTAATGCCTTCGGTTTCTTTATTGAACGTGTCCGCACTCGCGAACATTGCTTCGTCACGATCGTTTTGCTTGTCCGCTTCTTCGTCCATTCGTGCAAGTTCCGATTCCGCTTGTTCTTCCGTCAATCCATCTTGTCGCATTAATGCGGATTTTTGGGATAGTGTAGCTTTTCCGCCCGTGCGTATATTCATGATATTCGCTTGTTCTGCTTCGTCCGATGGTAGTCCGTCATGGAAATGAATCTTCACATCAAACATTTCGAAACCGGCCTTTCGTCCCTTCTTCGACAATTCAAGCATTTCACAAATAAGGAACATTTCTTTCAATCCCTTATCGTAGAATTGACGCTTGCGATTGATTTTAGCAAGTAACGAATTCATGCGGAATTTGATTGCAAGGCCCGAAGAACCCGACGTTCCCGCGTCGCCTTTTCCTAACGCTACGGCCGGAATTTCTGCGTTTGAAAGTATTTCTTCAACAATCAAGTCGATTTCTTTGAACGCCGAATCAAGTTGTCCATTCCAGGTGATGTATTGCGGAATCACATCGTCCTTTCCAAGAACTTCGAATACTTTGTCGCGACCCACAACGAATGTAGGATTCCCGTATTCGTCTTCACCCAATACACCGGTAGGAACCGCAATGGCCGGGTCTGCATGTTTGTCTAAGATATTCGAAATAGCTGTGAATCGTCGATTCAATTCATCGAACAATGGTTTGTGTTCGGATAAGTCGTCCAAGCCTTCCCAATCATCATCAAGTGAGTAGTTCGGAATGTGTACGACCATAGGGAACGGAATTCCCGTTTGTACCATGCTTCGTTCTTTCACAATCTCACGTGCGATATTCCATTCGGTTATTTCGGTACTTGTCGAAATTGACGGCGACATTTCGAATTTACGATACTCGATTTGTCCCGGTGAATGTGTTTCGACGTGTAGAATCCAACGTTGATTATTCGAACCCTTTACGAGTGTAGGGAACGCAACATGGAAGATTTCGATTTGACTTGCGTCGCCTTCGGTTGTTTCCGGGAATACATACGCCGGATTTTGTAAATCGATTAAGATACGGAACGGGTCAAATGCTTCGGAAACTTTGCCGTCCCATTTTTGACCCCATCGAACTTTGAAGAATGAATCCCCGCGATAAGCGTTCGACGTTGCGGATTGTTGCAACTTCATCGGAAGATTGTTTTCTTCAACCCATGCGTCAAGTCGTTCTTGTTCCGGTGAATCGCTTTTCTTACCCGCCGAAAATGTTGGTGTTTCCCCGAACAAAAAGTCGGCCGATTTCTTACATATTAATCCTGGTAGATTGACCGAAATATATAATTCATCTTGTCGATAGTTTTGAAGCTTTTCAAAAACATCGTAGTGTTCACCTTTAAATAAGTGTTTATTTTCGCGATACCTTGCAATTCGTTTTCGGTGTTCTTGTGGTGGATAAGTCGACCCCCTTTCAAACATTCGTCATTCCCCCTTATATCCCTTTCGGTTTTTTGTGGTACGTTCTGCGTTTCATTTTCGTACCGATTTCAACGGCCATTTGTAAAGCGTCCGGAAGGTCGTCATTCGCACCCATCGGAAATTGTTCCATTTGTTCTAATAATAATCGTTGATGACGCATGAATCGCAACGCCCCGTTTTCAACTAATGGTTCCAACATTTCGACCCGTTCTTCTTTCTTTCCACGCGACATAATCGGTTGAATCTTCGTCCCATATATTCCACGCTTCATTGCTAGTTCTTTCAATTGCCTGTATAAATCATGTTGCGCCCCGACCGTTTCAACCGCGAAGATTTTCGGATTGTATTTCTCGATTACGGTGACGGCATGTTGCAACGCTTCATGTGCGGGAACTTTCTTCGCCCACGCGTCCACAACGTAGAACACGCCGGTTCGTTTGTCCCGTGCAACCGTCAAAATGGCGTTGTAATCGCTTCGGTTGTTTTTACCCATAGCGATGTCCCATGCCGAATAGAATTCGAAATACCGTTGTTTTTCGTGCAATTCTGGATAGTCGAAATAAGTCAATTGGTCGATTCTGAATACCGCGTTTTCTGTATCGATCGGATTATTCATGAATTCCGAATTGAATGCGCGTGAAGTCATATTCGATTTTTCAACAATCAAATTGAAATACGTCCACCGTCCGGCCCATAATACTTCGATACCTTTGTCCATTTCTTCCGTATTATTCGCGTACATTTCCTTCGCGTCGGATAGCCTGTTTCGGTTTTCAATGTCGCGTAAAGTTGTTTCGAGTGCTTCCCATAGGTCGCCACGTTCCGGGCCGTTTATAATCGCCGAAAACGTCTTCGAATGGAAGTCGGATTTTCGTTGAACATGCTGTAATAACCCATTCGCAATCACGGTCGTTCCCATATAGACGAAAGACGTTCTTGCCGGGTCACCAATTGGGACCACAACTTTGTCGAACCAATCGATATTCTTGTCGACCAATTCTTTCGTATTTGTATTCTTCGATGATTCCAGGTCGTCACAAATTACAAGGTCCGGCCTATGTGCGCCATTACGTTTCCCACGAAGCTGTTTCCCGATGGAAGTTGCTTCAACTAATGTTCCCGTAGACGCCAAAAATGATTCCTGGTTGTCCTTTTCGTTTACGCCACGATTGGGCGACAATATTTCCCCGAAGTCATGACGTAGTTTCGTGTTGTGCTTCAATTCGTTCGCAATCCATTCGACAAATTTCTTCGAAGCGCTGTCGGTTTCGGATATAACCAAAATGTATTTTCTTTTCTCAAATACCACTTCGTGAATCGGAAGTACGTTTGATAAGTACGCCGATTTTGCGTGGCCACGCGGTGCGGACCATGCTACCCGCTTATTCAATTCTTCCATTGATAACACGTTCATGATTTCGGTTAGTTCATGATGAAAGTCGGGCGCGTCTTTATACGTAATACCCGCCGGAATCAAATTCCCTTCATTGTCCGGATTCAATTCTTCCGAAAAGTATTCGTAAGCGAAATATAATTGATCGTGTTCGCTTCGGTCGATTCTATCCAATGCTTTCAGTTCATCAATTAATTCCGGGATTTGTGCTTTCTTCGATTGGGGAATATCCAACCCTTCCGATAATGCTTCACTTAATACATCGAGAATTTCCGCGATTGTTTTCATGCGTTCACGTCGCAACATACCGTCTTTGATATATTTATGGTCTACAAGCCCCACTACTGATTCGGTCATCGTTTCACCCCTTCCATTCGTTATCGAACGCATACGCGCGTTTTATCATCTATACAGTAATTCGACAAATTGATGGTTCGACAATGAAATGTCGCTATTATTTTTAGGCGTAAAAAAGACGGGAACTTTCGCCCCCGCCGTTTGTAACTATTCGATTATTTCACTAGAATTCTGTAATGCAGACATTGAACGTTGTATCCGCCCGCGTATATCGTTTCGACTTCCACCGTATCTTTTTCACCGATGACCGTTCCATTGATGGTTCCGTCGATTCCGATTTTCAATCCTTTTGCGTTGGTAATGGTTCCGGCTTTCTTTTCAACCTTCGCGATGAATTGTTTTTTCTTGCTTTCGACTTCTTTATTCAATAGTGTTTCAAGAAAATCGTCATTCCACATTTCGGCCACGATTGCAAGTTCCTTTTTCGTATGTGTAGATTCCCATTTTTTGTAAAGTGTGCGAGAAACGTTCGATTGAATTCGCGCACGTTCGCGGGTTCTCATTGTTGGATAGTCGACCATGATTTCTTCGATTTTTTCGTCTGAATACGTAGGTTTGTATGTGTAGTTATTTATGACCATCATCAATCCTTCGGGTGTTACTTCGTGTTCTTTGTCACGTTCGATGATATATTCTTCGCGAAGTCCTTCGTAGTATTCGCGGGCGTTTTCTTTCCAAACCTTCAAAAAGTCTTTGATTACTTTCGTACCGTAGTTGTCCATTTCCATTTCCCCTTTGCTTTCGCTGTATGTATCTTCCGTTACTTCTTCGATCGCTTCCACTTCTTCAATTACTTCGATTTCTTCTTCAACGATTGTTTTAAGTTGCTTACGAGCTTTTGCAATCGTGTCTTCGTGAATCGTGCGGGTTTCGGTTGATGTTGAAATGTACCCGGCTTTTAATGTAATCCAAACACCGTCCATATCTTTGTCTACATTTTCGATTTTATCTTGATGTTTCTTCGGTACGTATTTTTCGATGAATTCGTTTGTCATTTTAATTTCCTTCTTTCGATTAGTTTTTTTATTCGTTCGTTACTTGACTACTTATTTATTATACGACTAATAAAAGGATAAGTCAACAACTAATTGCAAACTTGTTTACTTTTATTGAAAATAAAAAAGAACCCCCGAAAGAATCCTTTATTTTTATATGCCGATGATATGCAATCGAATGGATTGCGCCGTTTCCGACGCGTTCCGTTCTATCTCTTTATTATTGCGGTATATCTCGCGTAGTCATAACCTTGCGAATCCACCGCGATATATTCTTTCGATGTTGGTGAACATACCGCCGAACATTTTCGATATGAACCACTTCGCCACATATCTTTTTCCGATTCTGTCAATTCCATGAATCCGCAATCTACGCCGGGACGTGGGTCAACGTTGCTTTCGATTCCGCCTTTTCCTTTTAACCACGAGCGACTTTTGAATAAATCGTTTTTGAAATTCTCGAATTCGACTTCGGATAATATGACCATTTCTTCGATTTTCAATTTGTCTTCCGTGAACCACCCGTCTTCTTCCGCTTGTGGTAGTTCTTCGATACTTGAAAACTTACAAAAGAATTTCGCTCTTTCGATTGTACTTCCGCTTTCGATTCTTGCAATGATCGGTTGAACTTCGTTTGTTGTGTTATTCGTCATTTTAATTTCCTTCTTCCAATTAGTTTTTTGTAGTTCGTTACTTGACTACTTATTTATTATACGACTAATAAAAGGATAAGTCAACAACTAATTGCAAACTTGTTTACTTTTATTGAAAATAAAAAGAACCCTTTTTAGGTTCTTTTTTTGATCGTTTGTTGATATTAGTTTATCTAGCACCAACGAAAGCATAATACTGATTGTTAGGACATTCTAAGATGTCTAACACGTTGCCGTATTGATTATGTGTAAGTTGTGTTACTTCTTTGTCCGAAAAGCCTTGATATTCAAGTTCTTCGTATATATCTTGAATACTATCGAAGCCACCTAAAAATGAAAAATCCGGGTTATTCTCAAGTTCGTTGTATCTTTCTTCCATTTCGTTCTCGTTATCGAAAAACCAAATTGATGTACCTTGTTCGTTTGTCATTTTAATTTCCTTCTTTCGATTAGTTTTTGTGGTTCGTTACTTGACTACTTATTCATTATACGACCAATACAAGAATAAGTCAACGTTTAATTGTAAACTTGTTTACTTTTATTTTATGGCCCGCCGGCTACCCCTTCGACAACAAAACGAATACAAAAAAAGACGCAACCCCGAAGGATTACGCCTTAATTAAGATATTATCACTTATGGACGTGACCACCCTGTATGCGGAATGTATACGTTACCTGTCTCACCACCGGTAGCACCTTTCCAATAAATTCGAATTCGTAATTGCCCACCGGCCATTACATCAGTAAATGTACGGTTTGACGGTGATAGTACCCCTACGTAGCCCGAACGGCTTCCTACGTCACGCCAAGCGCCACTCTTGTATCGTTGTAAATACATATCCCATGATACAATAGAGCCGGTAAGCTGTGTAATTGAAACGTCGACCGTAGACCCACCAAAATCCGAAACTGAAACTGTTTGATTAAAATTATCGTTTGGATAGTGATTATCTTCCTGGTAGTAATATGAAGCCATAATACATTCCCCCTATTCTAATATTCCGGCTTTCACCGGTTACATAATACAATTAGACTAAATGCCATTACGACAAGGATATAAACGTATAATAACGACAAAAAAGGACCGCAATCGCGACCCCAATTCGTTGATATTAAGTAGATAATTACGCCATTTTCCGGATTAATTTATTGCCAATATTCTGAATCGTAGAATCTTCGAATGGTAAGTCGTGGCCCGTGAAACCTTCGAACCCTTTGAACCCTTCGAAGTATACCGAATTTTTCGCTACCTTACTGAATAGCGATTGTAATGCGACTAATTCATGCGACCAATCGTCGAAGGTATAGTCGGATATTAGATTTGTATTACATTGATAATATAGATACGAGTGTACTAATAATTGACGTTGACGGCGGTTGATTAATTCAAGCGCTTCGCTGTCCGATAGATTTTCAATAAGCGTGTACCCCCTTAATAATCGAATTCTGTCCGTTTCATTGCTTCGCCGATTTCTTTCAACGAAGGTTCGATATATCGTTTCGACGTATTGACGTTTGAATGGCCGGCAACCGAAGCGACTATCTCGATTCTTCCCGTAGTATTCGCGATTTGTTTCAACGCTGTATGGCGTAATTGATGGACCGTGAATTTGAATGTCAATTGTTCCGAAACCTTTTTCGTCATATGTTCCAACGCCCGCGTAGTCATTTTATCGCTACGTTCCGTTTGAAAGAGATAGTCACCGGATTCACGTCTATATTGCAACCAACATTTGACCGCCTTTTGTGGTGCATTGTTGAACGGAACTTTGCGGAACTTGCCACCCTTACCATATACGGATATAAGACCGGATTCCCAATCGATATCACGCAATTTTATATCGCATAATTCTTGCGCCCGTAATCCTGTATTGACTAGCACCGAAAAGATTGCGCGTTGCAAGTTTCTTCTACTATCCGCCTTGATTGTATCCAGGACTTCGAAGATTGCCCGGACCTGGTGATTTTCTAGCCATTGCGTTTCATTCTGTTTCGCAATTCTTTTCGACTTCAAGTTTTCAGCCGGATTGATTTCGATAATGCCTTCGGATTCTAAAAATGTATAGTATGTTCGAATGGATTGAATGCGTCGATTGATCGTGGATACCGAAAACCCTTCGTCCATCATTCCGGATACATATGCGTCAATTTCTTTCGTAGTTGCGTGTAGTTCGATTTCCTTTGCGTTGGTATCCGTGACACTTTCGTCATTCGCAAGACCCGACTTTTCAAAATTATGCGTGGTTTCTATTTTCACCATATGCGCGAAATCAGCACGGTGGCCCCCCGGTGTACCCCCTAAATATTCGGTGTATTTCCGTAGGTCTGCGACATAGTTTCTTATTGTGTTATCGGACTTGTTTTGGTCTCGCATATATTCGGTGAATCTTTCGATGTTCGTCATGATTTCGTCCCCTTTCGTTGGTGTTCTTTATTATTATACGACAAAAGAAAAAATCCGTCAAGTATTATCCGACGAATTCTTTTCTTTCTATTCGATTGTATCAACGTTCATCATATCGTACATAATATGATTGGTCGTATAGTTCCTATTATATGACGAATGTCAATCGTTCTTTGCCTGGTCGATTAGTCCTTTTAAGTCCGCCAATTCTTTTTCTAATTCGTTGTTCCCTTTGTCGCGATTAGTGACCACCGTTTCAATCTCTTGTTTCTCGATAAGTAATCCGAATAACTTATAAAACAATTCGATAGCCTTCACGTTGCCCGATTCCGCTTGCTTTTGGTGTGCGCTTAATACATTCGGTAACACTTCTTTGACGTTACTTAAAGACTGTTCAACGATCGCTTGCTTGAATTCTGGAAGCTTACGCCACCTATGCAATTGACGAATACCAATCCCGCTTTTTTCTGCTACTTCCGTGAATTCTAATCCCGCACGATTCGGCATTGCTAGAATTGCGATTGCTGTTACCTGTTTTTCTGAAAATTGTGTCATATCTATCGCCATTATACATCGCCCCCTATTAATTTCAAGCCGGATATTTCAAGACCGACTTCCATTGTCTTCATTTCACGGATATTCTACGAAGTATAATCGAAGTATAATCGAAATATAATCGTAGTTTATTCGTACATTTCACGCATATTCTCACGTACATTATTCGACATTCTATTCGCTACTATTCAGCTATTATTCGACTACTATTCGTATACTTAATCAATCGATTATTTCGTATTTAATCGCCTACATATACGCATTCTTTCGTTAGTTTATCGGTGTATACTTTCTTTACATACCCCGTTTATTTACTCGCTTATTTACTCGTATATACCTTCGTTTTCTACACCTATTATTCGCCTAATTATCGACAATAAATTCGTCTATTATTCGAACAATTATCGTTCTTTTCGAAATGTCACTTTAATCGAATTATGACGTATCTATTCGACTTTATATCGACACTACTATTCGTATCGATGTCGTATTATACGCCTATATTTCGCTAGTATATTCGATATACTGTCGTATACATGTCGAACAATTATCGAGATTTTAAAAGACTAGCGACTTACGTCGCACGTTCTTTCTTTCTCTCTTTCTTGTTAAACCTGGATATAGTTCATGTAGTTCTTCTTCATGTCAATATTCTTTACACCCCGATATCCAAAATCATACACCGGTGATGTTGCGAATTTGACAACCCTACACGAAAACTACACACGCGTATAATACACGAATATCCTTTTCGACTATTCAATTATTTGACAATGCGGAATGCGAAAAAAGATTCGGCATACGTTTCCAACGATCAAAAAGATTCAATCCCGAATAATCAACTTTGTGGTTTTCGGTGTTATCAGTCTTCACGATGGTATATGCCGTTCAATAAAGACATTTCGTTGCCCTTGTATATACTAATTCGACTGAAAGCATATTTGACAATACAATCGT